AGGTCTTCGCACTTTTGCGATAGCATACGATATGGAGCTATCGTTGAACCAGTAACTAGAAGTGACTGGAAAAAACCGATAAGTGTAAATACGAATTATATAGTTTAATATGGCAAAAAAAATCATAGAAATTACAGATCCAAAATTACGAAATTTATTATCAAGCCAAATCAATAACGCTTTAGGTTATTTAGGTGGCAATCTTTCTCAAAGTCGTAGAAAATCTTTAGAATATTATTTAGGTGATAAACTAGGCACAGAAATAGATGGTCGTAGCCAAGTAGTTTCAACAGATGTTTCTGATACTGTTGAAAGTATTTTACCAAATTTATTAAGAGTGTTTACAGCTAGTGATAATGTGGTGCGTTGCGATCCTGTAACTGCTGAAGATGTACCTCTTGCCGAACAAGCATCTGCATATTTAAATCATGTTTTCTATAAAGAAAATAATGGCTTTCAATTATTATATAATTTTTTCAAAGACGCATTAATTGAAAAAAATGGTTTTTTAAAAATTTATTATGATGAGTCAGAAACGATAGAACATGAAACTTATAAAAATTTAACCAAAGCTGAAAAAGATGCACTTGAAGATACTAAAGATGAAATAGAAATAGTTGAAGAAGAAGTATCTGAAGATGAGTCTGCCAAAGAACAATACGAAAAATTAATTGCTCAATATGAATCTCAAGGTGCAGATGTATCTCAAGTTCAAAAACCAGATTTTAGTTTATTTAATTGTAAAATAAAAAGAACAAAAAAAACTGGTAAAGTAAAAATTGAAAGTGTACCACCAGAAGAATTTTTAATTAGTCGAAATGCAAAAACTATTGACGATGCCGATTTTGTTTCGCACAAAGTTTTGATGTCAAGATCAGATTTAGTGGCTATGGGTTATGATGAAGAAGATGTAAACTCAATACCAAAATCAGATGAAGATATTTACAATACTGAAGAAATTGTAAGATCAAGAAATATAGATGAATATAATCTTGATAATCCTACAGATAAATCTACAGAAAAAGTTTTAGTTTACGAATCTTATATAAAATATGATTTTGACGAAGATGGTGTAGCAGAGTTGCGAAAAATTATTTCTGCTGGTGAAAGTGGTTACATGGTTTTAGAAAATATGCCTTGTGATAACATTCCATTTGTAACGATTACTCCAATCCCAATGCCACATAGATTTTATGGTAGATCCATATCTGAATTAGTTGAAGATATACAACTTATGAAATCAACTGTGATGCGTCAGTTATTAGACAATATGTATTTAACTAATAACAACAGAGTTGCAATCATGGATGGAATGGTCAACATGGATGACCTATTAACAACTAGACCTGGTGGTGTGGTCAGAACTAAACAACCACCTAATCAAGTAATGCAACCTTTGCAATCTCAACCAATATCTAATCAAGCATTTCCAATGTTAAGCTATTTAGATACAGTTAGAGAAGCAAGAACTGGTATTACAAAATCTGCACAAGGTTTAGATGCTGACACATTAAATTCAAAAACAGCAACTGGTGTCAACACATTGATGACACAAACACAAATGCGATCAGAATTGATTGCAAGAATTTTTGCTGAAACAGGTGTTAAAGATTTATTTAAAAAAATATTTGAATTGATGATTAAATATCAAGACAAAGAAAAAATTGTAATGTTGAATAATCAATATGTTCCTGTTCGACCTACAGAATGGAGAGATAAATTTAATATAAATATTGTTGTTGGACTTGGTACTGGTTCAAAAGAGCAACAAATTTTAATTTTAAATAATATTTTAGAAAGACAACTACAAGCATTTCAATTACAAGGTGGAAAAGAGATGCCAATGGTTACATTAAAAAATATGTATAACACTCTTTCTAAAATAATTGAAAACGCAGGACTAAAAAATGTTGAAAGTTACTTTGTCAATCCTGATATAGGTAAACAAATGATGGCTCCACCTACTCCTCCACCATTAACACCTATTGAAAAAATAGAATTTACAAGAATTGATGCAGAGAATAAGAGAAAAATTGCTGATCTTGAACTTCAATATCAAGAATTACAACAAAAATCTCAAGAAATGGCATTAGATTTTGAAGCAAAAATAAAAGATATGGCTCTAAAATATAATACACAACTTGATACTTCAAAAATTAAAGCTGATGCAGATTTAGATAAAATGATGATAGCAGGAAATAGTAAGATACTTGAACAAGCACAAAAATCTGCTAATATGTTCAGTCAACAGGTACAAGGATTAAATGGAAACCAAAGACCAGGTGAGGAGATCGGAAGAAATCAGCCGATCCAACCAAGCCAAACAAATACTAGAGAATAAAATTTTTATAGAGGCTATTAATTCTCTAAAAAAACTTTATTCTGAAGCACTACTTGAAAAAACTGGTGCGAAAGAAAGTGATACCAGAGAAAAACTTTGGATCGCTTACAATGTTGTTGGAAAAGTAGAACAACATCTTCAAACTGTAATTGAAACAGGTAAATTGGCTCAAAAACAATTAGAAGATTTTAGAAAACAACAACACAATACAAAATTTTAACCAATCAGGTTAAAATAAGCCAAGTCATAAGACAGCTTAACTATAGGAGGACTAATGTCTGACTCAAACCCATTGTTGTCAAATGCAACAATACAAGGTGCTGCTAAACATATTGAAGGTTTGATGGACACTAAAGGTGTTATCAAAAAACCTCAAGAAGAAGAAGCACAAGTTGAACCGAAAGTAGAAGCGAAAGCTGAAACTGAAGTTGAACAAAAACCTGTAACTCAACAAGAGGAAACTCAAGAAGTTGCAGTTGAACAAGAAGCATCCGAAGATGAAAATGCAATTGAAGAACAAACAACCGATCTACACCAAGTTATTGTAAATGGTGAAAAGATTGATGTTGAGCTTGAAGAATTAAAAGCAGGTTATCAAAAAGATGCCGACTATAGACGAAAAACAGAGGAAATAGCGATTGAAAGAAGAGAGCTTAAAGCCGAAGAAAATCGTCTTAAAAACCAGTATTCGACCAAGATGGATGATTTAAATTCACTTGTGGCGACTTTGAATGCTGAAATAAACAATGATTACAATTCCAAAGAACTAGATAGACTTTGGGATGAAGATCCGACTGAAGCTGCTAAAGTTGATCGCAAAATTCAGAAACGAAAACAAACGATACAACAAGCACAACAAAAATTGAGAGAGCATCAGCAAACTCAATTTAAGGAAATTATAAGTGAAGAACAAAGAAAACTTCGTTTAAAACATCCTGAAATTGTTGACCCTATTAAAGGTGCAGCAGTCCAATCAAGTATTGTGAACTATTTAAATTCAAAGGGATTTTCTAACGAAGATATCTCAAAAATTTATGATTCAAGATATTTTGATGTAATCATGGATGGAATTAATTTTCAAAAAACTAAAGCTGCTAAACCTTCTTTAGTTTCTAAAAAAGTAAAACCATCTAATTTTGTTAAGTCAGGCACAAAGTCAACAAAAGAAGAATCAAACTCCAAAACTAGGTTGAATCAGTTAAAAGCATTGAAAAAATCAGGAAATCCAAAAGATGCTACTGATCTATTGATGCGTTATATATAAACCAATAACCTCAAAGGAGAAAAAAAATGGCTGTATTTCAAACATACCAAACAGTCGGCATAAGAGAAGATTTGGTAGATATCATTTATTCGATAGCTCCAACTGAAACGCCTTTTATGTCTGGTGTTGCAAAAACAAGTGCAACAAACACATCACACCAATGGCAAACAGATTCACTAGCAGATGTTGCTGCTAATGCTGCTGTTGAGGGTGCAAGTATTAGTTACCCTACATTGAGTGCAACAACTAAACTAACAAACCACACTCAAATTTCTACAAAAGCTGTGCAAGTATCAGGAACAAATGATGCTGTAACATCAGCTGGTAGAAACAATGAGTTAGCATATCAAGTGGCTAAATCTGCAAAAGAATTAAAAAGAGATATGGAAACTGCTCTTTTATCTAATGTAGCTGCAGCTGCAGGTAATGCTACAACTGCAAGAAAATTAGGAGGAGTTCAAACTTGGATTTCTTCTAATGTAGATGCAGGAAGTGGTGGTTCAGGTTCAGGTGGTGGAGCTGCTAGAACAGATGGAACTCAAAGATCTTTTACTGAAGATCAGTTAAAAGGTGTATTGAGATCATGCTTTGATGCTGGTGGAAACCCTAACATGATTATGGTAGGTGCTTTCAACAAGCAAAAGCTATCTGGCTTTACTGGTGGTTCAACTAGATTTGATCAAGCAGAAGACAGAAGATTAGTTACATCTATTGATGTCTATGAAAGTGACTTTGGAACTTTACAAGTTGCTCCGAATAGATTCATTAGAGGTGCAAACTCTACTGCTGCTAAAAAAGGTCAAGATGCTTTAGTATTAGAGATGGACTACTTTGCTGTTGCTTTCTTAAGAGATTTTGCTCTACAAACACCAGCTCAAACTGCAGACGCAGATCAGAGATTCATGGTTACAGAGTACACTCTTGAGTCAAGAAACGAAGCTGCAAGTGGTGCTGTTTACGATCTAACAACATCATAATAAATAACTTTGGTGGGGGAGTAATCCCCCATCATTTAATTAACAATTTTGTTTGGTCTTTGAAGATTTTAAAGTCGGAACGAAGCAAATAAATAGGATAAAAAATGAGAACACTTAACGATTACTTTTTAACTGCTGAAATAGAAGATATTTCAACAGCTTCATCAACTTTTGTTGCTGTACCTGATGGTGGTAAAATAATAAAAATTATTACTGCTTTACAAGGTGCAATATCTGGTGGCAACGCTGCAATTTCTTTTGAAATAGGTGGCACTGCTGTAACAGGTGGTGGCATAACTGTTGCTCACTCTGGTTCAGCTGCTGGTACTGTAGATTCTTCTGCACCAACTGCTTTAAATAGAGTTGAAGAAGATGGCACTATCGAAATGATTACAGATGGTGGATCTACTGGAGCTAAAAAATTACTTGTGACATTTGTTATAAGAAGATAAATATTAATTGGGGGGATCTTGTCTAGCGATATTTCCCCCCTCAAAATTAGGAGAAAAATATGAGTTTTAATTATGGATTAAGACCAACAACAGTTCAGATGATTGCCTTAAGTGGTACTACATCAACTCAATCAGCAGCTTTTGGTTCACAATCAGAATATGTAAGAATTTGCTCTAATGCAGCAGTTCACATTTTATTTGGTGCTAACCCAACAGCAACAGCTAGTAGTATTTTTATACCTGCAAACGAACCAGAAATTTTTAAAATTTCTCCAGGTGAAAAAGTTGCTATTAAGGGTACAAGTGGTGATGATATTTCTGTTGTTGAAATGAGTGCGTAGTGGCTAAACGAAAGTTTGTTCATTTTGTTCCAAGACCAAAACCAAAAAAAAGACCTGGAAGACACAAAAAAGATTTGAATAAACATGAAAAAAGAATGGCAAAAAAAAGTCGCTACAAAGGACAAGGCAGAGTATGAAAAAAGATATTACATTTGATGGGTTACAAAAAACAACCTACATGAAAGATGACATGGAGGGTAAAATTGTAACTAAAGAAGAAATAAATATAAATCCACACATACAACACAATAAAAGATTATATAATTTAAACGATGGTTATTCTAAATCAAGAGAAATGAAAAGAGTGGCTAGTATTCCAACATTAGCTTTATCTGTTTGGGCAAATGAATATAATGGTTCAAACAATTGGTTTGGACTACCTAAAGAAGTTCAAAAAAAAATATTAAAAAAAAAATTAAATTCTAATGAGTTTAGATATTTTAAAACAGCAGAGGGTAATTTATAATGGCATTAAGTAGTTATTCAGCACTAAAAACATCAATCGCAAACTGGCTAAACAGATCAGACTTAACATCAGAAATCGCTGATGATTTTATCGTATTAACAGAAGCAGATTTAAACTCTAAATTAAGAATTAGAAAAATGATTACTTCTACTTCCATAACAATAGATTCAGAAACAGAGTCTATACCTGCTGATTTTTTACAAGTAAGAGATTTTTTTATAACTGAAGGTGGAACTAAATATGCTTTAAAATATATTACTCCAGCTCAAATGGATCAAATAAAAGGAAGCTCAACATCTGGTTTACCAGAAACATATACAATACTAGGAGATAATTTTAGATTTGCACCAGTACCTTCCTCTGCATACACAGGAACATTAAATTATTATGCAAAATTTGCAGCTTTATCAGATTCAAACACATCAAACTATATTTTAACACATCATCCAGCTATATATTTATATGGATCACTTTATCATGCCGCTAATTTTTTAGGTGGTGTAGAACCTGGAAGACTTCAACAATGGCAAGGAATGTACACAACTGCACTTGAAAGACTTGAAAGAAATGACAGAGAAGATCAATATGGTAATGCACCTTTACAACAAAGAGGTGATGTTACTGTTGGTGGATCTTTTAATGATAGATATGTTGGAGTAACAAACAATAACCAATAGGAAAACTATGCAAATACCTTTTGGAGAATGGCTACCTGATCAACCAGAGTATTTAAATCCTGGTGCTAATGTTGCAAATAATGTTTACTTTGCTCAACAATCATACAAAAGATTTCCTTCATTAGTTTCTTATTCATCAAATAATATTGGTGCAAACAGTAGAGGTGCAGGTTCATTTAGAGATAATTCAAATAATGTATTTAACTTTGTTGCAAATAACACAGATATTTTTCAACTTGATGGTGGAACTTTTACTTCAAGAAAATCTAGTCTGACAGGAACTAATACAGATTATTTTACATTTACACAATTTGGACAAAATATTGTTGCAAGTAATGGTAAAGATGCGCCACTATATTATGAGATGGGTACTTCAACTAATTTTGCAAATTTATCCACTATAGGATCAAGTGGTACAGTTCCTGTATTTAAAGTTTCAGGTGTAGTAAGGGATTTTTTTGTTACAGGTAATCACACAAATAATTCAAATCGTATTCAATGGTCAGGTATTAATGATTTAACAACTTGGCAACCAGGTACAAAACAATCAGACTTACAAGACTTACCAGGTTCAGGTGGACAAATTACGCATATAACATCTGGTGAAGTTGGTTATGTGTTTAGACAAAATCAAATAATTCGTATGGACTATGTTGGTGGTGCAACTGTATTTAGATTATCAGTTATATCTCCTAACAGAGGAGCTGTTTTAGGTAGAACTGTATGTCAAGATAATCGTAGAGTTTTCTTTTATGCAGATGATGGTTTTTTTGAAATCAATGGCGACCAAGTTATTT